CAAAGTGGTTCCAGCAAAATATTACCAAACCGAGTAGCAAGTATGTTATTAACAGTATCTTTGCCAAGATAATGGTCAATGCGATATACCTGTTTCTCCCGTAGATGTCTGCTAACCACAGACTGTAAATGATTAGAAGATTGAAGATCACGTCCAAAGGGTTTTTCGATAACCACTCTGGAATGATCCGGGTCATCCAAAAATCCTGCTTCTTTGAGGTTGATGATTGCATTTTCATAGCTCTCTGGAGGAACAGATAAAAAATACGTTGTATCTACACTATCATCATGAAGTTTGGTCAAACTATCTTGATTATTAAGATCTGCACAAACAAAATCCAACCAATATGTAAATTCTTCCGGATAGTTACCAAGATGCTCTATCCATGACTCTTTAGAATGTTCTCTACGAGACACCCCAACAATCAAAAGTTGTTCTGGTAAAAGTTTTTTCTCCCACAATTGATACAATGCAGGAATCAGTTTTCTTTTACATAAATCCCCAGTAGCACCGAAGATGACTATCCTCCTGGACAGGTAATCAGTGGGCAGTTCCATTTCCGTCATAGTCGTCTGATTCATAGTAGTTATTTTCACCTTTTCGTATCCCGAAATATATGGTGGATACCACAAAGGGTATTGCGAGGAATTTAAGAAACTCACCGAACATGATGACCACCGAACATATATCTCATACCGTTTAGAACCTTGGACGCGAAAGCACCAAGACGGCGAGAGTTAAATCTCTCATACAGAGCACTGCTGATAACAGGAGCGGGTATCCCAAGATCCACAGCAGCATGGACAGTCCAACGACCCTCCCCAGAATCACTGACCCCCCCATCGAACTTATCAAGGTGATGATCGTTTCGTAAAACATCAGCGGTAAGATCGAGTAACCAACTACCAACAACAGAACCACGACGCCATAACTCAGCCACTTCAGAAACATCGATGTCATAGCAATAATCTTTTGGATTATCCATTGGAGCAACTTCTGCATCTCCTGCTTTGACATACTTGGCACCTGCATTTGCATTCTCTAAAATATTAAATCCTTCAGCATATGCCTGCATCACTCCATACTCAATACCATTATGAACCATCTTCACAAAGTGTCCGGCACCTGGTCCTCCACAATGTAACCAACCATATTCAGCACTAGTACTACGACTCAAAGGGTCTGTGCGGGGAGCAGCATCGATTCCTGGAGCAAGGGCGCGGAAGAGAGGAGCGCAGACGGATACTGCAGTATTTGCACCACCAACCATAAGACAGTATCCACGCTCCAAACCATAAACACCACCACTAGTACCACAGTCAATATATTGGATGCCCAATTTAGCAAGCCTTTCTGCTCTCCTGCGAGTGTCTTTAAAATTGGAATTGCCATGATCAATAATAATATCACCCTCCACACAAAATTGTAGTAACTCATTAATTGTGCCCTCGACTGTTTCTGCTGGTACTACCATCATGAAAATACCAGGTGCTCTTCTATCACTTGGTGTAGATCTAACTACTTGAACAAGGCTTTCCACAGAAGTGGTACATCCACTAATATAACCCTTTTCATATTGTTCTTCAGCTTTTGCATAGTTGTTTCTATACCCCCATACTTCATGACCTGCTTTGATGAGACGACGGGACATTCCTTCTCCCATTCGTCCCAGACCGATGATTCCTACCTTCATTTTATCATCTCCATTGAAGTATGTAGTTCCTGAAAATGTTGTATCTCATCATTCATTATACGCCAAATGTTCTCATCATTCCAATCATGATACTGTAAGTAATGTGCATATGTCATTGCTGCATGTATTTCTATTTCATAGGAGAGATGGTAAGCAGAAACAGGAGCCACCCAATAATAAAATACATTAATCCAATAGTAGACAAGAACGAGGTGTCTGGCAAAGAAACGATCAATCCAATAAGAATTACCGCCCCGACTTTCCATATATTCCAGATGTTCTGTTTCATTAATTGTTTGAGCAAAATGTTCCTCCATTAGATAAAGGTGTTCTGACCCACGAAGTCCTAATGATTCCCTAAAATGTAAGACACTTAAAAATGCAAAATAGGGTGCCCGAGCAATCTCCTCAAGCACCCAAAAACGTTGAAAGTATCTACCCCTATAGAGATAATCAATTATTTTAACAGTAAGGTTCAGAACAAAACTGTTAATCTTTTTCATATCATTCAACGTGTACAGTACCGATCATACCAGCACCTTTATGTGGCGCACACCAATAAGTATAGTCACCAGATTCTGGAAATGCAACTTCAAAGTCTTCACCTGGTAACATTACTAAACCTTCATGCCCCAATTCTGGATGATTTTCTACAACAACATTATGGGGAGGAAGCATACCATTAACAAAATGTACTGACTCACCAGCACTAATAGTAACTTCAGCAGGATCAAAAACAAGGTTACCATTAGAACCCATAGTAACATCAACTGCCCATGCCGGAAGTGCTAGAAAAAATGTAGCTAGAAGTGCAAAAAAGAACTTCATAAAAGTTTACTCGACTACACTATCTAGGTATTTTTTCTCTTCTTGATACAAATGATTATGATTCTTATCAAAATATATTTTGATTCCCTGACTTACTTCTGGCAGTAGCCATTCATCAACCCGATAGCAATATTGCCAATTTGCAGGTTGAATACAATTCATCACCACGACAGACCAAAATGCTGTCGCATAATTTATAAATGTGTACATTAGTTAACAATCATTAAATACAGTTCCAACTTCAGATCCAATTTCAGATCCTGCTTTCTGGCCTAAAAGTAATGCCCATCCACCTGCTAACCATCCAATGTAAGGAATGTTGACAAGTGCTGGAACTGCTACACCAGCAGCAATCGCACTACCTGCCATCGCACCTTGTGACCGTGCTCCAGCGTCCGCCCGTATGCACTCTTCGCTTTTGGCAAGAGTCTTTCCCTCGGCATCTACTGATCCGCCTCCTAGGTTGCGTGTTCCTTCTCTAGTATATTGATCCCGACGATACTCATTACGTTTTTCAGATCCTCCACCAAACAATCCTCTCTTATTCTTATCAACATCAAGAGATCTTTCAGATTCTAAAATCTTTGGATCATCTGCACGATACTCAATCTCATACCCATCCTTGCCGGCTCTAATTCTATAAGATGAATATGGGCCACGAGGAATATTAATAACAGGAACTTGACTTACTTTAGGAGTATTATCATTAAGTAAATAACCAAGAAGACCGATATGAGAAATGCCAACAATGGCACCTAATGCCAACGCAGCAATCTTAATTGGCGATTTAGACTTTACATCTTTTTCTTCAGGTTCCTTGGATATATTATACATTATCACTCAACTTTTTCTTTTTTTTCTACTTCTTTTTTAGAAGATTCTTCATCTTTTTTCTTTGCAGGTTGAACTCCGAAAGTGGCCAAAGTTCCGGTAAACACACTGGCAATGAAAGTTGGATCAATATTCTTCTGTGGGACACCAGGAATCGTTACATAATTAAGTGTAAGAATTGCTGCAGACCACGATAAAATAACAACACGCACTAACGCAGACAGACCTTCATCTGCCCAGTCAAATTTATTTTCCTTTTTGGCATCCTCTTTTTTAGTCAGTTTTGAATCTGTCATTTAAAAAAGAGTGAGGCTCTTGTATTTATGATTTTAATGTCCCAATGGAGATAAAGATTGTGCATTCCATTCACCCAATGGTATAAATTTTCCCATAAACATCATATGAACCAGTCCTCGTTTATACTCGTCTATAGTTACAACATAAAACAATGATTCATATACTCCTTGCCTTTGAAGTTTAGCCATTCTATGTACACCATCTTCCAGTAGATATCCATTATCATACTTTATGACAATACCAGGATAAGAAGTATCAACATTATCTACAAGATATGGATCTGCTGGAGGATGACAAATCAGAGAGTGTTTTATCATTACAGGTTTACGATCATCTATAACAATTTTATATGAGGTTTCCATTGTCATAGTTCTAACCATTGAGAAGGGTGAGTGCATCCTTGATGATAACTTGGATTATTTTCCTTCAATGTAATGCGTATATCACCAGCAATAACAATTCTTTCATCAGTTCTTTGAGTAAACTTTTGAATATGATGTAGAGTATCACTTGGGAAAAGCACTACAGTACCTTCAATTGGAGTGATGGTATAGTAATTACAATTATATCTATTGAATCTTGCAATTACATTTTTTGCATGAGAAGTTTCAAACAATCCTCCAGATATCTCATTACGATTAGATGCTTGACTTATACAAAGTTTATCAGATGTCGAATCTGTTTTCAAATAATAAACAAAACTAATATTGGATTCATTATGAAAATGTGGGCCTACAGATGGAGTTTCATCATCTTTATGGTAACCAACCCAAGTTTTTACAATATGATAGTTAATCAGATTATGATTAACATTCAGATGTTCAAGATATTCATTAAGATTCTTTTTCAATGAATTGAAAAACATCTTATATTCTGGATTTAAATGTGCAAATATTTTTCCAGAATATTCCGGGCTTTCATTTTCATATCCATTAAACCAATAGTCACGAAGAGAATCTATATTTTTTTCTTTAAATTCTCTATGGCAATCAACCGTTCCTTGATAAACTACAAGGGGAAAAATTTCATGCACTTTATTCACTACCAATCTCCAACATAATTAATCTAATATATCAACTGTAATACTAGTGTGATTTAATTGATTGTATTTTTGACAAAGATTTGCACTAGATTCATGATTCCATTTATGATAAGTATTTTTTAATTGTTGAGTGTAATCAGGACTGTCGCAGGATTTCATTTCTTCGGCAACGATGGTCTTGATTAACACATCTCTTGTTAAATTAGACATGTTTGAAAATTGCTTTCCAACAGAGAATCCACCATTATAACACTAAAGAGTTTCGCAGGATTCTCCTTGGGTGGTCTTTTCCTTGTAGGAATGTTACTATTTAGACATAAAACCTTCTTCTACAAGATATTTACGGGTCAAAGGTGTTGGTTCATAAATTTCCCACATAGCACCAGTAGCACAAGCAGAGAGTGCATCAGCTGTCATTCCTTTAGTCTTACCTGCCCATGTTGCTTCTGCTTCCCAAGGTACAGCAGACTTGGGATAGGTACGCTCTACCATCTCACGCCACAGTGGAGGAACATCTTCTTCTGGTTTGATAATAGCAATCAAACTATTGTCAATCGTTCCTGCCATACAGTCTTGTGCTGCGTGCCATCCTTCATGACGCATCACAGACATAAGAACACCAGGACGATGCATAAAGGATTTATTCAGAAAAAAGTTATTACCGACGGTATGATAAACCCCACGATGTCCGACAGGAAAATACTTTTCATCTGCTAGAAACACCTTAACTCCGATTTGATCAAGGGAAACGAGCATGTTGTTGAACTCATCAGCAACAAAATCGTAATCACTATTGGGATGAGCATTAGCAATATCATTGATACTGAAGACTTGTTGGACATCTTTAGTGCATTCTCGAAGGAGCATACAACCCATAGAGTCCATAGTATAGAATTCTTTAGGAGTTTTTGATTCTCCCGCAAATGCAGGAGAAGCAACAAGAATCATAGCAAGAAGAAATTTTTTCATGCGTAATAAGCCTCATAATATTTGACAATACCATTTGTATTTACATTGCCCTGTGAAACCCAATCATGAACACATTCGTAAATACTTTGGTTGGAATATCTAGGTGATCCATCAGAACATATCTCTGACCCAAATCTTTTGAGAAGAACATTTAAGGCACTGGTTCTCAATGACATTTTAGTGTCATTATAACGCCAATCTTTTTCACTCATTTTTTAAATTGCCCCATACCAGTTCCGGAGTTCCAACCACCAGGGCCTTCATGAAAGTTTTCAGAACCACCAATAGGATTTAAATTTAGAGTTGTATTCTGATTCTTGGTAGCAATCTCATACATTTTCTGATGAATATCTTCTGATTCACCAGTTACCAAGAATTGCTCTTCTCGTTCCTGACGTTTCATTTCAAATTCTTGCTTCATGTAATCAATCTGCTTTTCAGTTTTCATAGGGGCAGAACCAAACCAAGGGTCATCTTCAAGATACATTGGTGCAGGAACACCAATGTATGAAGGAGCATTCATTTCATCACAATCAACTTCTTCTTTATCAATTGAACAATGAATATTCTTTTTTTCAAGAAGAGAAGTTTGTGTCTCGAATTTTTCTTTCATTGTTTTGATTGTGTTTTTGATTGCGTTTTTGATTTTGATTTTGTTCAAAAATGTTGTCATGCTAGTACCATTTTTTTAGTGTAGTCATATGCATAATGTTCACGATATCCTTTGATTCCCCATCCTAACCAATAATAGGCAGGAACCATGTACTGACGGACAGTTTGGCCACTGCCCTCAAACATAGGTAGATATCGTTGGAATATATTTTCGTTAATCATATATGCAGTCTGACCCTCAAGTGTAGAAGGATCATAACCATATTTTTTAGCAAACCTACCAAGGTTATTATAACGATTTACTGTGGTCCACTGAACAAGACCATAACCCCCACGATGGCAAGCGTTGTAAGGAACTCTAGCCCCTCCCTCGCATATGTTGGGATGGAAGTTGCTCTCTGACTTAATGTTTCCCATGATAGTCGCAAGAGCATTACGATCACTAATACGGGTTTTTTCTTGAAGTTGTTCAAGGACATATTTTTCGTTATCATTACATCCAGGACACTTCCAAGTTTTCTTTACTACCTTAATAGGTACTGCCCTTTCTTCATTTACAGAAACATCAATCTTGGGAAGAGAATCAATTTGATTGATTGAAGGATAAGCACATGCTGATGGAATGGAAATTGAAAGCAGACCAAAAAGAATTTTGTTAATCATTAAATTAATAAAAGACGACATCCGTCATAAGAATATAATATTCTTCACGGCACTTGGTTATTTAGAAAAATAGCCATAATCCTTTCGCATATATCTGCCAAGGATGTTGGAATTATAATATGCTGGTTCTCCATTGTCAAGTGACTCGGATAAGACATTATTTAAGAACAACTGTTTGGTTTCTTCATAGTTACAAAGACCTTTAGTTTTATGTAAACTCAATATCTCTCTACTGAAGGTCTCTTTACCATACTTTTTTATATCTTCTTTTAATTCTGGACAAGAACCATAATACTTTTTCCAATCTGATTCTTGTTTTACTTTTCTTTTCTTTCCAGGAGGTTTTCTAAACGACCAGAAATACTTTCTACCAATGTACGATCGTCCGTTGGACTTATTGGTAATGTAATAGACAAAACCAAAGTAATCCATAATATCATCAGACTCAAAAGGTTTCTCTTCATATATCCATGGATTTTCATAACTCATCTTATAGAATTCAATGAGCTATTATTTATCTTTAACGGCGACAAACCTAGTCTACTCATAAAAAAAGGGCCCGTCAAGGCCCAATAAAAAAGAGGGTTTTGAAACCCTCGTATAAAAAATTATATTAAAGACTAAACCCAGCAAAGGTGTCTTTGGTTATATCTTGTTTAATTCCACCAACAACATAAGATTCAACTTCAGTCTCTTGAGGTGCTACCTGAAGACCTTTAGAAGAAATCCAATGTTGAGTCCATGGAAGTGGGTTATTGCTTGCTGCAATGTCATACACAGGTCTCATACCGATTGCTTTCAACCTTCTGTTTGCAACCCATTCTACATATTTTTGAAGAAGTTTATCGTTCAGACCAATCATAGAACCATCCTTGAACAGATATTCTGCCCAGCGTTTCTCTTCATTTACAGCATTATCAAACATCTTATAGAGCCACTCTTCTTCCTCTTTAGCAATTTTCTTCATGTCTGGATCATCTCCAGTTTTCCATTTATTTAAAATATTTTGAGTAATTGCTAAATGCTGATTTTCATCTCTTGCGATAAGGCTAATAATTTTTGCACTTCCTTCCATGAGTTTGAGTTCGCCAAAAGCAAAACTACATGCAAAACTAACGTAAAAACGAATACCCTCAAGAATATTAACGTTTGCAACTGCTCGATAGAGTTTGCGTTTGAGTTCATATCTGCCCTCTAGTGCGGTGGGAACTTGCTCTAATGCGTGCTTCCAATCATTTCCATTATCATACTCATGTGCATGATTAATGAAATCATTATAACCCGATGTCACACTATAAGCACGTTCCATAATACGTTCATCTTTCAGAATCGTATCAAAGACCTCTGATGGATCTGAATACACATTCTTAATGATGTAAGTATAAGAACGACTATGAATCATCTCCATAAACTCCCAAACCTTCATACAGGCTTCCAATTCTGGAAGAGAGCAGTATGGAGCAAATGCCATACCAGGACCCCGACCCTGAATAGAGTCGAGCATCACCTGATACTTTAGATTGGAAGTAAAAATATGTTTTTGTTCTGGTCGTAAAGAATGATAATCTCCACGATCTTTTTGAAGAGAGACCTCTTCAGGTCTCCAAAAATATCCTAATTGTTGTGTTGTAAGTTTATCAAATACTGGATACTTGTAAGAATCATATCGTTGAACTCCAAGAGGTTTTCCAAAAAACATTGGTTGTTTTTTAGTATCAACTTCTTCAGAATTGAAAACTGTCATCGAATCAACTATCATACCATTATCTTCTTTGTTTGTTTTAAATCTTACAAGACTCACAATCTTCCTCCGTTGAATTTTCTATCTCTGATAGTATACTTTCTAGTGATGATTTTGTTTCTTCCACTTCATCAGTCTTAATATCATAAGTATTTTGATAATAACTGGTCTTCCAACCGTACTTATATGTAGTCAAAAAGTCTTGTGCCATAGTTGACACAGGAATTTCGTTGTTTGGATAATTCTCTGGATTGTAACTCCAATTACCAGAAATTGCCTGGTCAAAGAATTTTTGCATCACCGAAACAACGTTGATGTAGCCACGGTTAGATTTCATCTCCCAAAGAAGGTCATAGTGATTCTTGAGAGATGTATATTGTGGAACAATTTGCTTAAGAGGCCCTTTCTTTGATTTCTTAATGGACAAGAAATCTCTAGGTGGTTCGATTCCATTTGTGGCATTTGACACAACGGAACTGCTCTCCGAAGGCATCTGTGCGGACAGTGTTGAGTTCCGTAAACCATATTCCAAGATAGATGCTCTAAGACCTTCCCAATCATGCTGGTAATTTATTGAAGAAATTTCATCAACATCCTTCTTGTATGTATCAATCGGAAGAATTCCATCAGAATATTTGGTGCGACCAAAGTATTCGCAATGACCTTTCTCTTTAGCAAGTTGATTAGATGCTTTTAAAAGATAGAATTGGAAAGATTCAGACAGTCCATGAACTGCATCCCATGCTTCTTGAGATTCATATTTGAAACCCAGTTTTGCCAAATAGTGAGCCAACCCAATAAACCCTACACCAAGAGATCTACGTGCCTTGGTGGCGATTTCTGCGGCAGCTACAGGGTATTTCTGATAATCAATCAATTCATCTAATGCTCTCACAGAAAGATCACAAAGATTCTCAAGTTCATCATCAGACTTAACCTTTCCAACATTAACTGCAGATAAAATGCAGAGTGCAATTTCTCCTACAGTATCGTCAATATGTTGAAGAGGGTAAGTTGGCAACGTAATTTCTTGACACAGATTACTCATCTCAATCTTATCTTTGAAAGATGAATGAGAGTTGCAATGATCGATATTCATAATATAAACACGACCAGTTTCTGCCCTCTCCTTCAGCAGATTTAGGATTAGTTCCTGTGCCCCAATAGTCTTTCTTGGAATAGAGAGATCTCGTTCATAACCCACATAGAGGTCATCAAACGCATCAGTGCCAAAAGCATCATACAAACCTGGAACGTCATGAGGACTGAAGAGAGAAATCTCTTGGTTTTTGATGAATCTTTCGTAGAAGAGTTTAGAAATTTGGATGCTGTAGTCCAGTTTTCGGACACGATTATCTTCTGTCCCTTTATTATTTTTGAGTACAATGATATCCTCTATTTCTTGGTGCCAGATTGGGAAGTGGACAGTCGCTGATCCACCTCGGATGCCATTTTGAGTGCAGCATCGGACAGTTGCTTCAAACTTTTTGAGAAATGGAACAACGCCTGTGTGCTGAACTTCTCCGCCTCGGATTTTAGCGTTGATGCCACGGATTCTGCCTGCGTTGATACCGATTCCCGCCCTTTGTGCAACGTATCTGCCAATAGCCATATCAGAGCTAAAGATAGAATCGAGGGAGTCATCAACATCAACAAGAACACAGCTAGCAAATTGTCGAAGTGGAGTTCGCACTCCTGCCATGATAGGTGTGGGAATGTTGATTTTGTGCTTGCTGATTGCGTCGTAGTATCGTTTGACATAATCGAGCCTGGTCTCCTTTGGATACTCTTGGAATATGGTAAGAGCAATCATCATATACATGAATTGAGGAGTCTCGTAGACTTTTCCAGTGCTCCTATCCTGCACAAGATATTTGTCTACAACTTGCCGAAGACCAGCATATGTAAACAAGAAATCTCTATCATGATCTATGAAACTATTTACCTTTTCAATTTCCTCTTTAGAGTACTTTGTGTAGATTTCAGAATCATATACTTCTTTAGAAACACAAGCATAAATGTGATTTTCCAAAGTTGGCATAGTTCTCAACTTGCCAAATAAAGATTTACGAACTGCAAACAAAAGAAGACGGGCAGCAACAAATTGATAGTTTGGTCTTTCCAAACTAATCAAGTCAGAAGCACTACGAATCAGAATCTCTTGAATATTGTCAGTGGTGATGCCATCATGAAATTGAATTCCGGATTGCATCTCAACTTGACTTGCAGAAACACCTGCAACACCTTTACATGCCTCTTCCACCATAACATGGAGTTTATCCAGATCAAGTGGTTCTATTCTTCCATCTCTTTTTTTAACTTTAATTCCGTTACTCATATTTTTTTCCAATTGTTAAATTTGATTTTTGCTTCCAATCCAGAGTAGGTATTTAATTTTAACACGTCCATAACGCTATGTCCAGCAAGAACCATATCGTTAATGTCTTTCTCTAAGATATGACTTGGCCAGATGACGACTCTCTCACCTCTTTCAATACACTTCCCAATTCTAGTGACAATTTCTCGATTGCGGGGCTCATTATCATATACAAAAATAACACTGCTTCCTTTAAGATAACCCAGGTCACCGTCACTGCCACACAAAGCCACACTATTGCTGACGAAAGTGCTGTCAAAGGGTCCTTCGACCACGTAGATAGGTAATTCTTTGTCGATTGTTTCAAGTCCATATATCTTTGGTGCCTCCTCTTGAATCATAATGGTGATATATTTATTAGGTGACTTATCCAGTGCTCTGCCCTGAAAACCTATCATGTTCTTCTCTTCATCATAGAGAGGAATAATGATTCTTGGTTCATCTCTACCAATAGTGTCAAAGGTTTGTTTCTGTGTATTCGACCACCACTTAAATCTATCGGCATAGTAAAATTTATCTGGGTTTAATTTTCTCCTTTCAAGGTATTCTTTTGCAATTGGATTTGTTGATGCCTTTGGAAGATCAATAGACTTCTTGAATACTGGTTTCTTAAATTCAAGTTTTGGTTCTTCCACAACAAAATTTCTACCAGTATGGCCTTCCTTAAACTTCTCCATAGTATATTGCTTGTGCAGTGTGCCATCGAGAGTCTTAATGAAATTATTAAATGACATACTGGCACCACAGTTGTGACACTTGAAGTTAGTATTATTTTTGACCTGGTAGAGATATCCCCGTGTCTTATTTTTGTTTTTTTGTGAGTCGCCACAAATCGGGCAACGAAAATTATATAGATTATTCTTTACTTTCTTAAACTTCTGGAGACGTGATGATACCAGACCAATATACTTGGAGTCAACCAGATCCATTACAAAGACTTTTACTGTCTCTCTATTATAACCTGCTGTGGTTGTGGGGTCAAGAACATAGGGACGATTCTACTACCGGCACCTATGATGAGTGCTGCTACGGCAAGAACACCACCGACCTGCCAACGAAACTTTGAGAATGCTTTTATTTCTACCTGTAATCTATCAATTCTTTCATGAATAACTTTATGATCGTTCTCACTTTCTTCTTTTAATTCATCAATCATTTTAATGATAAGAGTATCAGTCTTCATGCTTTGCTCAATTCTTTCATCATGTCTAGTCAGAATTTGAGCAATACGATTATTTCCTTCCGATATCTTTTCTACGGCTGCTTCTAATTTAGTAAGCATTTCACGGGAAAGATCTTCATAAACATCAAGTTTCGATTCAAGAACCGCTACTTTTGATCCTTGACTAAACACTTTTCTTTCCTCTTAAATGATCTAACCATTTTTTGCGTGAACCTGGAGGCATTTTAATCTGCCTTTTTTTCATAACAGGATCATACCCCGCAGTTGGTCCTGCAGCATCTGATGATTGACTAAATCCACCAGAACCTCCGGGAGCATTTGCTACCATTTGCTCCCGAATTATATTGATAATTCTATCTAGATTCTTTCTTTTCATCATAGATCTTGTTAAGTTCCTTTAAACAATTCAAATCAACTTGAATATCATGAATATAACAATGTGGATATTCTGGAAGACGATTCAAAAAAACAATAAAAGTTTTTACATAAGACCACAATTCTTCATCAAGTTTGAAAAAAAGCATTGGTGTAGCCGCATCATCAAAAATATTATAGATTACGATAAAATGATTTAATATTAAATGAGTTTTAAGTTCACCACCATTTTTATATTTTTTCAATAATCTTTTTATATATTTAAAATGATTCAAATCACGATCAAAATCTTCTTTTGTAACTGCTTGAGGATTACAATAGTTTTTTATTGCAAATAAAAGAAAATTATTATCGTTCAGATCATTGAATAACATAAATCAATTATCATACAGCATCTTCGATGTTTGGATATGAAGGTGTATTGCCTGTAGTAATACCGGACATAGCAACAAGAACTTCTTTCTTAACTCTGAGTGATCCAGACTCATCAACATAAGTGGTAACACCAACCCAACCTGCAGCAGTTGCATACGCTCCTCCCTGTGCATCATCAACACCACCAGCAGCAACTCCATATGGTAATTTGGAGTAACCATGCCCTTGAGCTTGTGCCTCACTAAATGAAGAATCTCCAACAACATACTTAGGAGAACTTGCTGCAGAGAACGATGTTGCAGCAATAGCAACTCCACTTAAATTAGCAGTAGATCCAATTGTTAGTGAAGTTGTGCTAGCAATACTGACAACTACAGCCTCTCCAAAATATACTTTCCCACCACCTTTTTCACGATCACCAAATCTAATAACATCACCTACTTGAACGCTGCCGGTTTCACCAAAAAGGGTTCCGGAACCAGGTGATTCTTCATTACTTCCGGTGCAAATACCTGTTGCATAGTCCAGAGTAACAGTTCCCTGCGAATCTCTGTTATCATTATTTCCCCAGAGTGCCATGTCTTTCCTACCTAATAAGATTTTTTTTCTAATAATATTTATAAAAAAAGGAGACCAGCGAAGGGTCTCCTCCGAATAATAATATTTATGTTTTATTCTTCTTCCCTTGCTACCATCGCCTTCTTGACGACTTCGAGAAGTTGGTCATCCATATCAGTCTTGGTCAGCTTAACCGCTTTACCCAAGATAACAAGACAGATCTCAACCAACTTCTCACCAAGTTCTTCATTTTCTGGAATCTTGGCAACTGCATCTTGAATTACCTTTGCTGCTAATGGGAGTAGAAATGCTAACATACTTTAATCCAAAATCTAAACTATATATCAGTTCAATCAATAATATCTAGTATTTTTGTGAACATTATATGGAGTTTTTTTGTCAACTTCATATGTTCTCTTCTTTGCTGCTTCAGCATCTTGCACAAACTTACTGAAGTTTTTCTTTTTATTCTTTTCAGAATCAACCTTTTTCATAAACTTCTTATCAGTCAACAAAGAAGAACGAAGTGCTTCCTTGACCTCTTTCTTATCAGGAAGTCCTTTATGTTTTGTAGATGCAAAGTCCTTTACATCCTTCTTTTTCATAGAAGCGGCAACTTCAGCAGTTTCAGGAGTAGTAGGTGTCATCTCACCTTTTTGAATGGCACGAACTATTCCAAAAAACTTTTGCTGGGATTTAGATACTGCTGGCATATCAACCTCTCATTTTTTTAAGATTTGCTGCAATCTCCTTTGCTCTTTTTTCTTTTTCGGCAGGGGTAAAATCACGAATTCCCAATTCCTTATTGGTAGACTTTCTTGCAGGGGGACGATCATAACGTTTGTTGCCATCAAGACCACCACGTTCTTGACGAAAAT